TGGTCATTTCCTCGACCATCAGCGATTCAACACGCTCGCGTGTCTGCTCCCATGCCGATCGGATTGGAGGCCGACCGTACGAGCCGCCGACCGGCATCTTCCCGGTCGACACCCTGCGGCCGTCCTTTGTGCGGCGGAAACGCTCTTTGGTGCCGAACTCGACAAGCCCCTGGTGGTAGCCCAGCTTTGTGTTGTCGTATGGCTCGTTCATCTTCCGGCCAGACTTGAACCCGAGAATGGCAATGCCCACACCGGTTCGCGGGTACCTTTTGCTCTTCACGGCGATCGACCGCCGGAGGTTCCCAGTAGGGCCTCTCGGCGTGGCTGACTTCAGGGCCTGCAGCGTGCCGCCCTTCTCAGCCGCACGCCGTAGCCCGGCAGCCATGTGCTTGGCGGCGAGGTTCTTCGGCAGGGCCAAAAAGGCATTGCGGATGCTTTCCAGCCCAGGGATGCTTGTCGTGATCCTGATGCCGACCTGCTCAGCCATTGCGTCGCTCCATGCAAATGGCTTCGTGTTCGGTGCGGTGCCCGTGCTCGAGCAGGCTGGCGATCTCCAGCGTGCGGCCACGCCACGCGAACCGCATCTGGCTAGTGAGGCCAGGCAGGTACCGCAGCCGCAGCCGGTGCGTGACGGTCGTCTCCTGCTGGCCAGCCGCCAGGGCCTCGCGGGCGGATACGCCCTCGACGCTGGCCCACACGGCCGACGAGTCGGACCACGCCAGCACGGTCTCGCCAAGGGCGTTTGTGGTGCCGCTGGCGATCTGCACGGTTACGCGTTCTCGTAGGTCGCCTGGTCGGATCATTCCACCACCGTACGCGTAAAGCTGGGATTACTGGCAGACGCTGTCACTCAGACGCGGCCGGCTCCACCCACGTCACCGTCGCCTCGTCGAGCGTCCATCCTTCGCCGGGGCATGGCGGCACGAAGGCGTCGAGCCGCTCGTCGTAGTGATGGCCGATGCCAGCGTAGCGTTTTCGGATGCGGCCGTTGTACGACGTTTGCTTCCATCTTCGATGGCCGAAAAGCGATTCTAGAAGGTCGACGCCACGGATCTCTTGCTCAGCGCCGTCTACGAGCATTTCGTTATTTGCGATGACGAGCACGGCGACCACAACGCCGCCAGGAGTCAGTTCTGCAAAGTGTGCCATTAATAGGTGATGCTCCCAGCACCCGAGAACGTGTAGAGGTATTCCACGCCAACGCGAGACGCAGTTGGCGACCCAGTTGTCGCGGACGCCGGAAACAGACTGCGAAGGATGACCACGCCACTTCCGCCCGAGCCGCCAGAGCCGCCGCCTCCACCAGTGCCTGCGGTGCCGCTACTGCCAGACTGACCGCTGGGCGTCGTGTTATTTCCCTTGCCGCCGCCACCAGCGCCAGCCGCACCGGATGTCGCTGAGTTGAAAAGAGCGCCAGATCCGCCGCCACCGTATGTCACAGACAAGCCAGTGATGTCGTTGGCAACTCCACCGCCGCCTGCACCGCCAGCCGACGATGTGCCGTTACCTCCAGCGGCAGACGCGCCTCCCCCGCCGCCAGTCCCGAACGATCCGGTGGTCACGCCAGTACCACCTGTGTTCCCTTGCAGCTGCGTGCCTGCACCTGCGCTGCCGAGCCACCACGCACCGCCACCGGAGCCACCGGGCCTCCCTGACGATGTAGCGTCACCGCCGCCGCCGCCGCCTCCTCCAACAGCAGTCAGCAGGAGCGCGATTGACGCTGTCCCTTGGCTGCCTACCGAGACGGAATTGACTGTGTTCGTGTAGACACCAACAGCGCCGCCCGCACCGACGACGATCGCGTAGCTGACGCCAGGCACTACATAGGCCGTACCGGCAACAACGCCACCAGCACCACCTCCAGCGCCGCGAGAGCCGGCACCGCCAGATCCTCCACCGCCAACGATCAAATAACGCACAGCCACCAGCGCTGGCGACTGCATTGCAAGCGATGACCGTCTAAGGTTTGAGGCGCTGGCTAGGCGAGTGGTCATGCGATTTCAACGCCAAATGCGGAAAAAGATACCGTGCCAGATGACGCGTAAACGCTGACCACATCGGTAGCTGCCAGCGTGATACCCAGTGTCAGCGTTATCGAATCATTTCCGCCAATGGCGGAATCCCACACCAGGTAATGCTGTGCCGCTGCCGCCGCACCGACAGGCCGCACGGCAAGGCGATAGGACGCTGCGGACGCAGACTGATTGCAGACCGTCAGCGACGACACAATCGCCTGCGTGGATGACGGCACCGTGTAGAGCGTGGTGAGCGTGGTGGCGGCTGGATTGCTTTGCCCGAGAACCTTGTGCGTCTGCGGCATAAGTCAGCCTCCCATGAGCAAAAACGGATGGAAAATCTGGTTGCGGACAGCGTCGGCGAGATCGGCCTCAGTGACGGCACCGGCAGAAATCGTCCACGCTGAGCCGCTGCCGCTCACCGTGATGTCGCCCTTGCTGCCGTCCGACACGCCACCAGCGGCGGCAGCTGGCGCCCATGCCGAACCATTCCATGTGGCGACCTGCCCGGTCGTCGCGCCGGACTGCGTCAGCTCGGACAGCGGGTGGGTGTGCGAACTCGGAGCGAATGTGGAAGGCTTATCTGTTATGCCGCTCCACGAAGTTGTTCCTGCAGCGCCCTGCGGCCCTGTTGGTCCTGCTGGCCCTATGTCACCTTGCGGCCCTGTTGCACCAGCAGGGCCTGCCGGTCCAGTCAAGCCAGTAGGACCTGCTGGCCCTGTGGCGCCAGCAACACCCTGCGGCCCTGCGTCCCCGGTGTCTCCCTTTGGGCCTTGCGGCCCGGTTGCGCCAGCGGGGCCTGTAGCGCCCTGGTCGCCCTGGTCGCCTTTTGGGCCGGATGCACCTTGCGGGCCTGCTGGTCCAGCAGCACCAGCAGGACCCTGTGGGCCAACGCTGCCAGCATCTCCCTCAACGCCGGACGCTCCCTGAGGCCCCTGCGGCCCGACGCCGCCCGACGTGCTCACGGACGTGCTCGAGCTCGTGACAGCCGCCGAGACCGCCATTCCTGAAACGGTGGCCGTGATCGGGTTGCTAGTGACGCTTGCCGTTGTCACCCGACGACCTCCACCAGACCCTGCAGTGCGGTCCTCCGCACACTACCCGGAGCGTCCCACTCAAGACGCCAGCCGTACGTTCCAACCGGTAGAGCGGCCGTCTGCTGCTCCGTAAGTGCAATGTTCACGACGCCGGCCGCGGCATTGGTCAGCGTGGTCGTGAACGCCGCCACCGTGTTGCCGGTCACCAGCGACGTGATCACCGCCGAGACCGTGTAGCCGGTCATCGTCGTGGGGGAGAAGTCGATCGTCGTGCCGAGCTCGTCACCGCGGCGAAGCGACAGCCCCAGCTGGCCGGGAAGTTGGGTGTAGGTGCTCATCGGTAAGTCCCCCAGCGGCACGAGTCGAGCAGCGACTTCACGCCAAACTCGATTTCCTTGGATGCGGTGCCGGTCAGTACAGACTCACGTCGGTCATACCAATGGGCCACCAGCATCAAAATCGCGTGCCGGATCTGCGTCGGAACGCTGCGGCCGTCTTCGCCGTACCCGCCCCACCAGGTAACCATCACCGAGTTGTCATCCCGGCGATGCACTGGCCACGCCTGCTCGTACAGCGGGCTGATGGTGCCAGGCGTGGAGTGCCGGTCGACCCGGTACTCGTTCGACGGGAACACAACCACGGCACCGGTCTCCGTGGTGTACGTGATCGCCACTGAGGTGACGGCCGAGGCGGTTGCCATCGGCGGCCGTGGTAGCTCGATGTTGTCGAGGCCGTTCGGCGGGAAGCCATCTAGCCGCATCGTCCACTGCGTGTGAACCAGCGAGCGGTCCAGGTACTCCTCGACCCACCCTCGAGCAGCTGCAACCAGGCCCATGATGTAGGCGTTGTCGTCGTCCGTATCGACGCGCAGGTGGGCCTTGGCGTCCGTGATGGTCACGGGCTCAACGACAGACTGCGTGGCTCTGGTGAGGCTGCGGTACGTCATCGCGTGCGTTTCCTGCGTGGCGTGGCGTCGGCCGTCTTCACTGGCGTTTCGACCGCAGCCGTTTCGATCAACTGCTGCTGTTTGTCCTCAACCGCGATTTTTCTGGCGAGCAACTCGGCAGCCCGGCCGCCGGGGATGTCAACCGTCTGACCTGAGCAGTAAGCACGCCACGACCGGATAAACTTCAGTTTCACGATTGTCCTACGCTCCATGCAGTTTCGGGGGCCTTGTTCGCCTTCATCCAATCGCTCGTGTATTGGAACACCGGCTTGCCGAGATCCTTGCCAGGCCACGTCACGACGTACTCGCCGTGGCCGATCGACACCCGCGGCGTAACGAAACACTTGTTCCCTGAGTCACGCCACGTCCGCCAGAACCCGATGTCCGAGTCCACGCGGCCCTCGCCGTAACTTCCCTGCGGGTCCGGTTGTTCCCAGAACCACGGCTTCTTCATTCGCTTCAGGGCGGCCGTCGAGAGGATCGTGCAGCCGAAGTGGGCGCTATCTACTTGCTGCACAGGCTCGGCAAACCACGACGTGGGCAGCGTGGTCGAGCCGCTGGCCGGCGGGTCGTCTAGTGTGCCGAGCAGCGTGAGCATCGGCCGGCCGTCCTCACGCTTCACCTGCAGCGGAGCTATGGCATCGCACTGGAACGCCAGCGCCATGGCGAACAGCTGCTCGATGTCCTGGCGGGAAACAAACGTGTCGAAATCCAGCGTGATGATGTATTCGCACTGGTCGACGAATTGCTCCATCATCCGCGTTAGTACCTGGCTCCAGAACGCACCCTGGCCGAGCGTGGGCCGGATGCCCAGCGGCATGAGGGCCTGAGCCCAGCCGAACAGGTTGGCTAGAGGGCCGAACCGCGGGCCGGACAGGATGGCTTCCGCGCGGATCTCGACCTCGGTGCCGCCTACCTTGATGACCATGCAACCTCCAAAAGAGAACGGGCGGTTCTCGCGTGAGAACCGCCCGTTCAGGATTGCACCGCTGTCAAGCTGGATCAGACGCCACGGAGGGCGATGACCGGGCCGGCGACCGTCGAGCTGCCGATCGTGTGGTGGGAAATTCCCACCCGAGCGATCGCCCTGATCACGGTCTGGTCGGACAGGAAGTTCACCTGGTCCGAGCTCTGGATCTCGAGACCCGCGCGGGTGCCGTAGATCGAGGAGTTGGCCAGATCGCCGTAGAGGCACATGACCTTGCCGGTGGCATCGTCGCTGCCCGGCAGCTGGTCGGTGAACACGACCGGCGAACCGAGGAACGTGAGGCCGAGGCCCTGCGACAGGCCGACCGAACCACCCTGGTTCAGGTCGAGGGCCTGCATGCAGGTAGCGAAGAAGTACGGCGAGCAGTACCACTTGGCACCCGCCCGGCTGTGCTGCGGAACGGCAGCCATCATGGCGAGCAGGTTGGCCTTGGTCACCTCGTCCGGCGTGTCGCCGGCCGCGGCCACGAGCGACGCCGCGTAGTCGTAGGTCGTCACCGTGTCTGCCGTGGTGGTCTTGAGCAGACCGCCAGCGTGCGAAGTCACGATACCCGCGACACCCGGAGCGTTGCTCGGGTTGCCGAGCCACGCTGCCGCCTCCACGGCATTGCTGATGCCGAGGGCCAGCTCAGCCGCGACCCAGTCGGCGATCGAAACGATCGAGTCCTGGAGCAGCTCGCTGGACACCACCACGGCGGCGCCGAGCTTCTTGGCCGTCACGGTCACCTGAGTGGCCGACGGGTCGGCCGGAGTGATCGCGGAATTTTCCGAGATCCACCCACCGCTCACGCCCGCCGTCCGCTTCGGGAACAGCACCACGTCGCTCGGCATCTGAACGCTGGTGGCGTTCGAAGCGAAGGCCGAGTATTGCTCGACGAGCCGCAGCACGGTGCTCGACAGCACGTCGGGCACGAAGTTGCTGCCGGCACCGGACGCACCACCGAGGGCACGCACCTCGACGCCGTGGTCCTCGCACCACCGCTTGGCGTGAGCGTCGCCGCTCTTCGCCTTGAACCACATACCTGCCTTGTAGGCGTCCTCGGCCTTGCCGAACGCACGCAGCCGGCCCGAGAACGGAACCGCCTCGACGCGGGCCTTCTCGCTCCGCTCCTCGGTCACCTCGGGGGCAGGCGTGCAGCGGTCGACAACCGCCCGCAGGTTCTTGGCCGACTCGGCCACGTTCTTCTCGAAGTCGATCTTCTTGGAGAGCTTGGCGGCGTCGGCCGTCAGCGTCTCGAGCTCGAGGTCGCGCTCGGCGATCTTGTCGGCGTCGCCTTCGATGGCCCGCACGGCGTCGATCCGGTTGGCGAGGGCAGCCGCCTCGTCCTGAAGCTTCTTGAGGTTGTCCATGTGTCGTGAGACTCCTGCGGCGGTATTGCCGATGGAGTCCACGGTGCCACTAGGGACGGGGTACCTTGCAGAAGCGAACGCCAGAAAGTGTTGTTTTCACAAACGCAACAGCACGCGCGCCGCACCTCGGGCAGCGCAGATACCGCTGCCGCTCGTCACCGACCGGACGGCTGGAACGGCAGCGCAACTTTTCGCCGCAGGTGCAGCGTGCGTCAGACACGGCGAAGCCTCAGAACCGCGGCGGCTGCCGCATCACGGGCCAGCGAACGCTTCGCAACAACAGCGGCCACAGTCTCGGGCTGCGCCTGCGAAGCCAGCCACGCCTCGTACGAACGCATCGCAACGCCGGCCGACGTGCTGGGGTACGCGGGAACCAGAACCGGCCCCACATCGTAGAGCCCCGACACCTCGCGGATCTGCCGCACGGCCTTGCCGTCCTCGCCCTGGCGGAAGCCTTCTCCGGCCTTGTCGACCGTGAAGGCAAACGACGAGCCGCGAACGTCACGCCGCTGGATCAACTCCATCACGTCGGCCCGGCTTACGGGAGGAGTCACAACGTACCGCAGGCCCTTGTCGTCCGACGAGAGCTCGAGCGTGCCGCTCGACGTGCGGCCCAGCACGATGTTGCTGTCGTGGTTGAAGAGCGCCACAACGTCCTGGCGGCCCCGCTGGCGGCTCAGGATCTTGTCGAAGGCACCGGGCAGGATCTCCTCACGGAAACCGCCCAGGTCGAGCGACAGCCGGTTGTAGACCGCAGCGTATCCGATGATGGCTGCCCGGCCGTCGGCCCGGCTCTCGACGATCAGTTCCTGCTCGTCTTCAAAGGCGAAGTCGCGGCGTTCAATTTCCATCGGTAGCGTCCTCCTCGGATTGGTCCTCGGTGTCGTCGGCTGGGCTTTCCTCGTCCTCGACCGGTGGCTCGGGCATCGCGTCCGCGGCCGGCTCCTCGCCAACCTTGTCGAGCGTTGTCATGTTCAGCTGCACAAAGTGCTTGTCGCCTTCCGGCCCGATCGGGTTCAGGTTCTCAAGCTCGCGGATCTCGTTAATCGTCATCCAGCCATTTTGCAGTGCCGACACGTAGTAGGCCGACCGGCTGGCATGATCACCACGCAGCAGGCCGCTCACGCTGTGCTCAGCGAAGTACCGCTCGTCGTCCACGATGAGGTCACGGCTGATGGCCGCCTCCCATCGCTTCAGGTGAGGCAAAAGGCAATGCTGAACAAATTCCGTCCCCTGTACCTCGATATTCGAATAGGTCGACCGGGTCAGGTCTTGGATCATGTGCGGTGGCACGCGGAAGGCCCGGCAGATCTCGATGACCTGGTACTGCCGAGTCTCCAGGAACTGGGCCGCCTCGTTGCTGCCGCTGAGCTCGTGAGCCTTCACGCCGTTCGGCAAGACCGCCGTGCGGTGTGCACGGTCCGGCCCGCGGTGCATCCGCTCCCACTGCTCCCGAAGCCGCTCGGACGCTTCGGCCGGGATCGGGTTGTCCGACTCCAGCACGATGCCGGGCCGGGCGCCGTTGCCGAAGTAGGTGGCACCGTGGGCCTCCAACGCCTGGGCCAGGCCGATGGCGTTGCGAAACAACTGGTACGTCGGCACTGGCTTGATGCCGTCCTCGGTCGTGAACCGCAGGGCGAAGATCTGCTCCTGGCTGTAGACCGTCTGCCGGCCGTTCGGCTCGCGGTACCTGTACCGCACCGTGCCGTCCTCCAGCCGCTCGGCCTCCATCCGCGAGGAGTGCAGCGGCCACAGCTCCGAGACTGCACCTCGAGCACCTGGGCGGATCTCCGCGTAGCTGGCACCGTAGTGCAGATACATCCCGGTCATCCAATCCCGGAACTCCTGTGCCGTCTGCCACGGGTTCGGCTGCATGTGCAGGAGCCGATAGACGGGGTTCGCCGGTGCCTTGGCCTTGCCGCCGTTCGGCAGCCGCTCGTAGACGTGCAGCGGCAGCGAGCTCACAGCGTCGGAGATGACGCGGATGCAGGCCGTGTAGGCCGAGCACGCCATGGAGTTGTCGGCCGTGACGCGGACGCCGGAGGCCGTGCGGCCGCCCCCCATGTCGTGCCACTCCACGCCACGCAGGTCGATCATCTTGAAATCGGCAGCAGCGTTCTCGCTCATAGCGTGATGATGTCCCAGGATTGGTCGGGCGGCGTCGTGGTAGCTACGGCATGAAGTCCGAGAGCCATGACCAGCGACACAATGCCGTCGATACGCTCGGTGCTTTTGGCCTTGCTCGGCTTGATGTTGCCCTGGTGGTCAGACTGCACCGCGACGTTCCCAGCCATCCACGACAGTACCGGGTGGTTTGCGTGGCGAATACGCTCCGACAGCACAAGGTTTTCCAGTTGCTTGCTCGGGCTCGACATTGAGCCATAGCCCTGCCCAAATCCTGTCACCTGGAGGCCATCTCCTTGCAGTTGTGTTGCCAGCTGCGTGGCGTTCCAGCGGTCGATCCCCACCTGGCGAATGTTGTACTTCTGGGATAGCTCGACGATGTCTCGCCGGATCACGTCGTAGTCTGTGACGTTGCCATCGGTGGCTCGGATGTACCCGTCACGGATCCAGCCGATGTAGTCCACCTTGTCCCGCTGCGTTCGCTCGGCAGCGTTCTCCTGCGGCACCCAGAAGAACGGCATCACGTCGAACGAGCCGTCGTCGGCCTGGCTGACCATCACGAACGCCGACAGGTCGTACGTGGTTGCAAGGTCGAGGCCCGCGTACCACTCCCGCTGCTCGAGGTCGGGTGACAGCGGGCCGCCGCACTTGGCCCATGTGTCAGGCGAGATCCACCGCACGTCCTGCGTGGTCCACACGTTGAGCCGGTAACGCAGGAACGCATTGAGCTTCGACGGCGACTGCTCAGCCTCGCGGGCATCGGCGGCGAACGACTCCACTGTGATCGTCTCGCCGAGCGACGGGTTTGCCTTGTGCCACGTCTTCTGGTCCTTCCAATCGTCCTCGGGCGAGGCCGCGTAGATGCACCCGAAGAAAGCAGGGTCGACGGTCGGGTCCGCGATGCACCGCTCGGCGTAGGCGTGCTGCTCCCAGCAGATGCTCTTGCGGTCGTATCCGGCCGTCGTGATCGACAGCAGCAGCGGCGAGCGTCTGGCCGCACCACCGTACCGCAGGGCATCCCACAGGCGACGGTCTCGCTGGGCGTGCAGTTCGTCAAAGAGCAGGGCGTGGATATTGAGGCCCTCGGCCCGGAACGCATCAGCCGACAGCACCCGATAGAACGAGTTGCTGGCCTTGTGCACGATCGTCTTGCGGCTGTCGATCACCTCGAGGTGCCGCGACAACGCAGGCGAGGCCCGCACCATCGACGCCGCCTCGCGGTAGATGATGCCCGCCTGCTCGCGGTCGCAGGCCGCACCGTAGACCTCGGCACCAGGCTCCGAGTCGAAGGCTGTCATGTACAGGGCGATGCCCGCTAGTGTCGTGCTCTTGCCTTGCTTCTTCGGAAGTTCGATGTATCCGACGCGGTGCTTACGCGTGCCGTCTGGGTGCAGCCGGCCGAAGAGCTCACGCATGACGTGGTGCTGCCACGGCAGGAGCTTGAACGGCTTGCCAGCGTTCTGCCCTTTGCTGTGGCGAAGGATCTTCTCGAAGAAGTGAACGACTCGCTCGTACTTGGCCTGGCCCTCTTTGCAGAGATCAAGCGCCGTGGAGCTTAAAGAAGTCCTCGACTTCGTCTGTCGGCTTTTCTTGCTTGGCACCGAGCCGCGTCCTGCTGGTCGGAGTCAGTCCAAATTCACCCATTAGCGAAGCCTGCAGGCTCACTAATCCGCGATACAACGGCCCGGCTGGGTTCGGTTTCACGCCGCCGAGGTCCGTCTTCATGACCGGCCCGGTGGCCCGCAGCTCGAGCAGACACGCCTGCGCAGCAGCGTACACCTCGCACAAAGTCGCCAACGCTTCGCCATCGGCCAGCGTCAACGTGCCGAGCTCCAGGAGGAGCGGCACGAGCTCGTTCCACTTCTCGACGGCGAGCGGCTCGACGATCAATCGCGCCGGCATCGGCGGCGATCCCACAGGCGCCGGAAGGTCCGGCCGGATCTTCCGCTTGCCAGGGTTGCCGGCCAGCTTTTTCACAGAGGCCGGTAGCGGCCTGCGTCCCGTCGGCATGCGACTACCTCGAAAAACGCGGGGAAAAACGCCGTTTCAATTTGCGGCCGCGCACGCGCGGGTTACGACCGTGGTTCGCAGCGTCGCGCGGTCCAGAGGCCCGACCCACCCTCTGCCCTGTCTCTGGTTAACGCACTGAACCGCACGTCACGAGACCTCAAGTCTCAGTCTTGCCTGGCCGTCCCACTTGTTGCCTTTCTGCTCATTGCAGCTTTTGCACGCACATCGAACGTTATACCAATCGTGATCTCCGCCCTTGCTCAATGGTACAGGGTGGTGGTCAACAGTTGCAGACAACGGGTCGTCATTCCTAAACACACGATGCGTCTTTCTGCGGCAGATATGACACACAAAGCCGTCTCTCTGAAAAACATTTAATGGCTTTACGGCACTGTTGAAAAACCCGCCGTATGTCCTGCACCTGCGGCGGTAGCACCCATACATTCTCCTCTGAATCCTCCTGCTTACGCGCTTACACGCCTCGCACGATACTCTCCCAAATAGCCTTGCGTTCTCAACCCAACCACCGCACACACACTTTCTTTGTCCTCTCCACAAATTCTTGCAGGCGTAACTGCAACACTTAGCCGACCTATGGCTGGTTTCCTTGCCGCACACCTGGCATGGCGGCCGTGGCTTGTAGTCGCTTCTAAGCCGTGGTCGCTGGGCGTCCCACATGTCCACAAACCAAGACGCAAACGCAGCAGCTTTCCTCACCTCACAGGGGACTCCTCCCCAATCGCATTTGAGTTCCTTGGCGTCCGCTCCTCGGCATGCCTTGCTGCAATACTCGTGACAGTTCACCTTAACAAACGCATTACAGCCTTCCCTCTTGCACGCTTTCTTTGGCGCTGCGGGGCGTCGTTTTATTGACAGACCAGCTCTCCAGCGCGCAACGCTAACTCTTTGGGCTGCATTGCGGCTCTTCTTCTGGCAGGTTTCGCTGTCGCAAACAGTGGCGCGATGCCTATTTGGATTTACTGAAAACTCTGCCCCGCAGATGCGACACACTTTCGAAATGCTTGATGGCCATAAGCCTTTCTTCCTTGCATCGCATCGCCTGCCTTTGCAGCAATGCGGGCATTTGTTGCAATCGTTTCCGTCACCATCAAGCCAGTCGCTTCCGCAGTTCTTGCAGGCCATTGCCACACCTCCGTGTGACATTGAGCCTGCAATAGCAGTCAAACTTTTCTGGCGTTCTCTCGCACAGTCTTCCTTGAGTGACACGAACGACACCGACACGCGCCGTTGTTCACGTCGTAACGCAGGTCGGGCCGCTCACTCACCGGCACGATGTGGTCAGCATGATTGGCTTGGTCGATGCGTCCGCAGTCCACGCATGCCCATGCGTCACGCGTGAGCACAGCCTGCCGCCACAGGCGGTGCCGCTTGTCGGTGTAGCCACGCACCGAGGCGCTCGGCCTGGTGCTGTCGTCACGCATGTAACGCGTACGCAACCGCGGCGGCCTGTGTGTGGGCATCCTGCTGGGCATTAGTTCTTTGTCTCAGTGTTGGGTTCTGCCGCACTGGAAACGTAACCACGCTCGCCGGTGCGTGGCTGCAACGCATACAGGAGCCGCGTCTGCTCACCGAGCGCCGTGGAGATGTCTTTCTGCGTCTCGCCCAACTGCTCAAGGAACTTGGTATGAGCCTGCACTAGTGGCAGTAGCACGTCCTGCCGCAGCATCCAGCCGCAGGCCACCGCAACAAGCACAGGAAAGCCCCATCGCTCGATGATGGTGGCCAGTGTCGCTTTGACTTCGTCGCTCATTTGGTTAGCTCATGCTTCATAACGATGAGAAATGCCCTGTTCGCTCGATGCTCCAGCCACCACTCGATGATCTTCTGGACGATCAACGTGACGAGGCCCTGTAGCAAGAACGCCCAGAGCATGCCGTAAGAGGCCGCGTCCACATTGGTGCATGCATGATGCAACCGCTTCACTGACCGCTCGATGTCGGCCGCCACGATGGCCCGCTCCTCATCCGACACGGCCGCGTTCATGTAGTCGGCTGGCCATGCCTCGATCGTGAGTTGCACCAGGTCGTTTACCGTAGACCGGCCGGCGAGAAGCCGCCGGGCTGGCAAGGAACGCCATACGTGCTTTTGCAGGCCGTCAAGATTCATCGTTTGCCGGTTCCTTTGCACTCTGGGCATTGGATCTTGACCCGGCCGTCACCAATGATGCCGGTGCCGTCGCAGTTGTCGCACTTGCCGGACGGTGCCGGGGGCGGTGTCGGCGTTATCTGCGAACGCAGACGCACAACGGCATAGGCCGCTTCACACGCGAGGTCTGCATACATGCCACTGCGGTCGGCAGCAGTGCCGCAGCCAGCTACGAACACGAGCAGCAGGGCGGCCCACCTCATAGCGACACTCCGGTCCAGTTGGGCATCTTCGATGCCTTGAACCCGCTGTATCCCGCGTAGGCGTACGAGTCGCGGCCCGACAGCATCTTGTCGCACACTTCGGCGTCGATCCAGAACGAGCACGCCTTGACCTCGTCCGGGATGTTCTCTGGGAAGTGTTTACCAACGGTGTTGGACCGTCCCCACGAATTGAAACACAGTAGGCCGGGCCGCTTGCCCCAGCGCAATCCGCCCAGCGTCATACAATGCCACCAGACACCGCCTGGCTTGCAAAAGCCCGCATCGTCACGGCTCATCGAGAAGCCCTGACCACTGCACACGACGACCGGGTAGCCGTTGGCGATTGCCTTGGCAGCCTCCACGAACGACGTGGCGAGCGTGGTCTCGCTGCACCGTCGCAGGTAGGCAAACCGCTCAAGTGAGTGTGGCACGCCATCACGGCCCCACTCACGCTCGCGGGCCGAGGAGTGCGAGTCGATCCGCGTGCCCCCGTAGTCCTGCCCGTAGTGCAGGCAGCCGAAGTCTCTGACGCTTTTGGCTGCGTGGAACCCTGTGCTGCCGTCGCCACCGTTGTTGACTGCTTGGCCGCGGGCCTCGACGCGGCTGAACCCGTAGATACTGGCCTCGACCGTCCGGCCGCCCCATTGTTCAGACTCACGCCGCCAATGGATGTCGCAGGCCGCCAGCATGTCGATACCGAGCGCCGCGCCCCAGCCGACACACGACCCGACGTTGCCCTGGCTGCCACGCTTCCACGACGGCATGCACTTCAGGAGCGACTCGTAGAGAAACACATCAGTCTTCTCGTCGGTCTGCAGGTCAGGCCCGGCTTGGGCGAGCGTCGGCCGTGCGAGCGACGACACGAACGCCTCGGCGCCTGCTGGGTCGGGATCGTAGCCGAAGGCGTGATCTGCCATGCGTCACCCCTTGGCAATGCCGGCCCAGGCGATCGCCCGGCAGACCTCGACATACGCTTTCCGCACGTCGGCGTCGACAGGCTTGACCTCGAGCGACAGCACCGACTCCATGGCCGTTTCGACGGCCTCACGCAGGCCCTGGTAGGCACCCGGCTTGTGCTCGCCGATCCGACGCCAGCCGATGTCGAGGGCGAGGATCGTAAATGCCCGCAGGCTGCGGGTGTCGGTAAACACGACCTCGGTGGCCACGGCATCTCCCGCCACCACAACGGCCGCCTTCTCCCACAGTTGCTGCCACAACAGCTTGTCACCCATGGGGGCAGACTTCAGAGCTTCGATCACTGGCGTTACAAGGCGTTGCATATCGTCACGAGGTGTTTCAACTGCGGGCGGTGCCAGGTTCTTAACCGGCGGCAGCCCACCAACGGCCACAGCCGCCAAAGCAATCGCCAAAGCGAACCGCAGAGCAGTCATTGGGCGTCCTTGCCGTTGCGGAGCATCACGTCGAGCAGCTGCTGGCACAGTGCCACGCCATCACTCAAGCCCGCGGCCCGCAGCTTATTGGCCAGGTCGAGTACCACACGCATTTCGGCGAGTCCGACCGGGGCGGCTGGGGAGGGCTCTTGGGTTCTGAGCGTTTTGGCCCAGGCATAGGCTTGGCGGCATCCAGCCACGATTGCTGGCGAAGCCACAAGAGCCAAAGCCGCCAGCCCGGCGACGAGTCGAACAGCGGCATCGGTCATCGCTTGAGCGCCTCCGCTTGAAGCAGGCACCACCGCACCAGCGACTCGCCCTCGGCCGTCCGCAGCACGGCAGCGAGGTGTCGAATGAACTCGTCGTCTGCCCGGCTGTTTGTCTTGGACGCGATCCACTCGCAGGCGTCGGCCACGATCAGACCACGCTTGAACGGGTCCGACTCCTGTGCGAACCGCTGGCCGTAGCCGATCAGCGGGGCATACGCCTGCACCAGGGCGATCTTCTGCCAGATGGAAAGGCTTTCGCCGTACTCTGCCGCTTCCGCGGCCGTCATTTCAAAGCTCATGCGGCACCTCCACTACCAATCTGGCTGCATTTCGGGGTTGTCTTGCAGTTCGGCCGGCGTTTCGTACGCCCGCAACTGAAAAGACTGCGTCTTGGTAACGCGACGGTCCTGCTCGGTCGCATCGTCCCACGCTGCACGGATGCGCTGCGTGGCCGCCAGGATCTCTTCCGGTGTCGGATCTCGCTGCTCGCTCCGCTTCGGTTTGAAGCGAAACCTCCGGTCGTGCCGAGGTGCCAACGGCACGACGCCCTTCAGCCGGATCAGCTGATCCTTGGTGATCGTCCAATGGGTGCAGATCGCCACCATGGCGGAATGGGAGTCCCACTGCATCCGCAGCAGGTTCAGGTCAATCGTCGCCGTGTTGCCCGCCATCGAGCCACCTCATGACACAACGCTGCGAGGGGTTCAGGAACAGAGCCCGCCCGGTCGCCTTGCTCACGCTCTCGTGGAACGTGACGTGTTCGCAGTCCGAACCGTCGTACTTGCCAGCCAGATACTCGTCAGTCCGGTAGATGCACAGGCCGCCCATGGCACTACACACCGGCACCGGCGGCGAGCCGACCGGCGGCAGCCACTGGTGCTTCCACCCGCCGACCCCAGCCGTGTAGTCATCCCAGAACGAGTTCAGCCGGAGCGCCCAGCAGTCGTAGTGGAGCCAGGCCGCAATCGGCCTGGTGTGGCCTTCGGCGTTTGTCTCGTACGCCGGATGCTGCAGCAGCGACACGCTGGCCAGGCCGTACGCCTCCGGCAGCTCGAGCAGCCAGCCGATGCCGTTGAGCACGCCTTGGTGTGACCAACCGCCCCACGCGTCGAGGTCGACCACCACGACGTAGTCGGAGTCGCCAGCACACTCACGCACCCACCGCTGGCAGGCCGTGCGGTACTCGGCCAGGGCCTCCGTGCGGCGGCCTGCAAACTCGGTCGAGAACTGCTCGCGGCCGAGCCTCTGGCTCGTGAACGTCGCCTGCCGGTGCTCGCGGCAAAAGTCAGCCAGCACCTGGTCGGTGGCGTCCTCGTTGTCGTTCGTCTCGACGTGCAGCTGCCACGACCTGGCCGAGGCGCCAAGCATGGCGACACGCTCCAGGTTGACCTCCAGAGGCCCCGCACAGTTGCGGGCGAGGCCGACGATTGCGATCCGGCTGTCGTGCAGTTCCTGCTCGCCGGCCGACACCATCTCGGCAAAGTGAGCCTCGAACGGCTGGACAGGCATCAGCAGGTTCTTCGGTAGCTTCACCGTATCACCTGCGACATGATGCGTTTCAGCCACTCGATTCTCTCCTGCATGGGAAACACGCCGCACGGGTGGTACACGAAATCGCCCGGCTGCCAGTGGCCACCGACTTCGTCCCGCTCGTTGGCTGGCCGGTTCCACACGCACGAGTTGAAGGCCCGGAGCGGTGCCACGGTCAGTACGTCCACGCCAACCGATGCGAACTCGCCAAGCAGGGTCTGCCACCCACAAGTAAGGCCAGCCCACCGGTCGCGGTCTTCGGCAATCGTCTGCAGCAACACGCGGGCCTTGGTGGTGTTCCGCCAGACCATGCTGCCGCAGTTCAAGCGGTTCCACGACACGATTCCTTCCTCGCAAACCGTAACGTGCGGCCCGATGCACGCGAGCTCGTGAATAGGCTGCCGCATGTCCGTGATGACAGCGTCACAGTCGAGCGTCCACAGCATGTCGAACCGGTCGAGGTAGTGGCACAACAGATCGACTCTGGCCACCGCCTCGTCATAGGGCTGGTTGTCGCAGATCAGCGAGTACCCGTGCCGCAGGCAATACTCAAGCTTGTTCGGAACGGTGAGCGTGGCCAGGTCGGTGACGTTGGCCGACACGCTCGTTACGAGTGCCACGTTCACGTCACACGCACGGTCGTACGTGCCTCCGTGCCGTAGCTCTTCTCGATCACGAGCCGCCGGACCTGCTTGTCGTTGCCAAGCACAGGCCCGATGGCATCGAGCACGGCCTTGGCGACGTTGTCAACGTCCGGTAGCGGGACGGCCGGCGCAGATGGCTTGAGACCCTTCTTGGTGCTGTGCGACTTCGGCCGCACGAACACGGCGTCGATCACGACCTCAACTGTAGCCGTGGTAGGCCGCAGGCCGGCGTCGACCGCGGCCAGCTGCAGCGCCTTGCGGTACGCGTGGATCGGGTGCTTGGCCTCGACGTACGCACGGCCGAACCCGCCCCGCGTCGAGATCCTCGGACGCGGTTGCGGGACCGGCTCGCCGTCAACGCTGAACGTGATGGACATGCCGCCGATATTGGCGGCTGTGTCAACTTTTTCAGTCCGCCAGAGGCATGATCACACCATGCACGTCGCCGCACTTGAGCCGCACGGCATCGCCCGGCTTTGTCGCTTGAATCTCCACGTTCGGCTCACCGTCCTTGGCAAGGCCAGCCAGGAAGTCTAGCAGGAACTTCGGGTCGAGCTTCACCGTGGCAGCGTTGCCGAACTCGACGATGTCGCACGTCACGCTCGACTCGCCGGCCTCGCTGCTCTGAGCGTGCAGGTGCATGCCCTCCTTCGAGAACGAAAAGTCCACGCCTTTGCTCGACTCGCTCGTGGTGATCGCAGCGGCCCGAGTCGCATCAGCCAGCAGCCCACGGCTCACGCTCGTCGGCTTGGCCTCGGTCTTCGGGAACACGTCGCGCCACTTCGGGAACCTGCCATCGACCAGCCTGGCCGTCACAACGGTCGACCCGATGGTGCAGACCAGCGTGGTCGCACTGGCCTCGAGCTCGACGAGCTCCTCGCCGCCGGCCTCCTTGGCGATCTCGGCCATCATCTTGGCCACCCGCTGCGGGATCAGCGTCTCGGAGTCGTCCACGGCCAGGAAGTGCTCGGCCTCGGCCATCGTCAGCCGCCGGCCGTCGGTGGCCACGAAGGACACCTTTTCGCCCTTCACCTCGACCATCACGCCACCCAAAGCGTAACGGCTGCTCTTCAGGTCGCAGGCATCCACCACGGCACGCACCAGGCCGGCGAACTGGTCCGCCGGCAGCTTGATGCGGTTCTTGGCACCGTCGGCAGTCATCGTGGGAAACTCGGCCGGATCCTCGGTCGGAAGCGTCCACGACCCACGCACCGTGGACAGCACGCAGCTGCTGTCCTTCGGCGTGATGGTGATTTCGTCGTCGTGGCACTCGGACAGGATCGACCACACACGCTGCATTGGCAGCAGCAGGGCCGGGCCGTCAAACGGCACAGCGGCCGTCACCTGCACCTCGAGGTCCGTGCCGACCACCTGGCCGCCCGAGATCAGCACGTTGCGGAGGATTGGTTTCGGCGTGCGGTCAATCACCGCGCTTTTCACGGTCGATAATGCCGCCTTGAACGCCGCGACGCTCAACACGATGCCATTGCGATTTTTGGAAGTCGTAACCATGTGGAGAATCCTTTCGCTTGAGGGAAACGCCCACGGCGATGCCGAGGGCAAAAGTCAATCCGTTGACCAGCACACCCGTTGCCAGAAACACCGCGTGTTCGATACTCATGCGTTCACCTTGATCCCCCGCACCGCGTGCGGCTTGCGGCTGATCCAGCCCTTTTTCTCCAGGGCGTCAAGGTGCTGCGTCACGCCGTGCGGCGATTTGATCGACAACGCCTTGGCGATCTCCCGCACGGTTGGCGAATAAAGCTCGATGTTAGCCACGATGAACTCGTAGACTTCCTGTTGCCTCGCCGTGAGCGGGGTCTTTTCTGACGTGGTCATCTGCTGCTCCTGCGTCATGGTGTCACCTCGTCCAACAATTTCGTGGCAGTCTCCTGGCACAGCGAGTCGCCCTGGGCCAGGTCGAACGCGTGCGGGTAGTGCTTCAGCAGCCGCCGGGCCTCCTGCCTGACGGCGGCCGGGATGCGTTTACACCCGTCCGGCATGTAGGGGCTCGACAGCCGGACCAGGAACGCACGGGTCCATACGATCGCGGCAGTGCGTTCGGAGGGCATGGTCATGTGGTGACCTCCTGGTGTGCTCGGGCCTTGTGGCCGCGGGCCGTGTCTGTGAACTCGCCACCGAGCATCCGCGCGACGAACGACCCACGCTCCGGGTCGCGCTGGCAGAACTGGCGCAGCGTCGGCGGCGTCTTGAACCCGGAGCAGGCGCCCTTCTTGATCTCAGGGATCGCCGTGATCGCTTCCTGGAGCCATCCAGGCTCGCTCAGACGGTCGATCGCCTCCGGTGGTGGCTCCGTGGACCTCCACTGCCGCTTCTCGCCCCAGGCGGCGTTCCAGGCGTCCCGTAGCTGGCCCCATGCCCTGCCTGTTTCCTCATCCAATCCAGCCGGAGGCGGGGGAGGAGGAGGAGGAGAATAAGACATGGTCATGGAAGCATCGTCCGAGCATGTGCTGCCGCATATGCGGTCGCATATGCCGTCGCATTGCTCGCCGCATCCGGGATCGCCGGATTCGGCCGAGTTATCGCCATCGGGCACCTTGCCGGCGTTCCTGTTTGACCACCTTGCGGAGGCAGACTGACGAGCCCGCTCGCTCCGTTCGTGGGACAGGTGCCGCTCGTGCTCGAGGCGGACGTTCCGTAGCTTCCCGCCGACGCCCGGCGGGAACTTGTGCTCAAGGGTCTTCCAGCACTTGCCGACCCCTGGGGAGATCAGCTCCAGCCGTTTCATGTCCTTCGGCAGGCCGTCCTGCTCCCACTGGGCAACCAGCAGGATCATGTAGTGGCCACGCTCCTCGGCCGACCACCCGAGGGTGGCGGCAAGGAAATCGCGTCCGAAGAATGGGAACCAACTACCGGCCATCCCTGGCCTCCTTAAACGATCATTGCCTGTCGATCAGTCGACAGCGGGCTGGCGACGTACTCTTCGATAGTCATGACGTTGCCGTTTACGCCGCGCTGGTGATTGTGAGCACGGCACTCAATCTGCCCGTTCTCGACAGTGTCAGCGCCACCACGGCAGCGAGGAACGATGTGTCCCCACTCTGCGCTATCGCAACATGGCCCCTTTCCGCGGTTGCGGAAGTAGCATGTCTCGCCATGAGCTAGTGCGATCTGGACTTTCATTCTGCTTTGTCTGCTCTTGCGGTACTGCATTGACCAATGAAGAACGTCGTCTATCGACCACGGAAAACGGCTGTCTCCGAACAGGTGCAGCCAATTCCAGAAGACTTGACCGACTGCCTTATGGCGGTCTCCAGTGCGAGTTCTGTCCTTACCACCAAGGTTTGCCCTGTGAATTGCCATGCACAGCTTGAGTTCGTCGAAAGTCATGATGCCGTTATCCTCTTGGTTGCCATGTCTGCGAACACTTCGCTCTTCTCAATTCCGACGTACTTACGGCCGTTTCGCACGCAGGCCACTCCAGTTGTTCCGCTTCCGTTGAATGGATCAACGACAAGGTCGCCTGGCATCGACGCGCAAAGCACGATCGGTTCGACCAGGGCCAACGGCAGCTGCGTCGGGAAGTCGGGGATCCGCTCGGAACAGGTGCCGGTCAGCCGCGGGATTTGCCACACGTCATCCCAAATCTTCCCGCCGGCTGACGCGCGGCTGTCGCCGTACTTGGTCTGCCTGTCGCTGGGGCGAGTCACTGCCTCGGGATTGAACACGAACGCTGCCGGGTCTTTGACGGCATAGAAAATGTGCCGGCTGGTACGGTTGAACTTATTCGCGCAGTTCACGCCGAACGTCTCGTACCACTTGATCCACGAGCGAACCGTGTACCCGGTGGCCTTGAGTTCGACGGCGTACTCAGCGGCGTACTCGTCGCCAATCATTACCCACAGCGAGCCGTCATCGGTCAGGCAGTCCCAGCACAGTGCGAACCACTGCCGCACCCACTTCATGTAGGCGGAGTCAGACAGCCTGTCGGCTTGCTCACCGTCGCCGTAGTCAATGCCGATGTTGTATGGCGGGTCGGTAAAGATGAGCCTGGCGGGTCCGTGCTCGTCGCGAACAGACTCAAGCCCTTGGATCACGTCGCCGTTGATAATCGACCACTTCGGCCGATGCGATTCGTGACGCTCGGCGGCAGCCTTTGCCGCAGCCTCCTCGAGCTCCTGGCGGCGCTTCTCGCTGCGAATCTCTCGCAGGGCCTCGGCAGGCTTGATCTCGCCGTGAATCACTTTCCTCGCGAGGTCCGGCCGCTTTGCGATTTGCTCAGCGCGACCCATCGTCGCCGGCGAAACCTTGGCCTCGGCAGCGCGGGCCTCGCGGGTAACGTGCTTCTTCCCAGATTTCAACGGTGGATCACTGTGATCCACCGTTGTTTTCACCTTGGCAGCGTTCTTGTTTCCAGACTTCGCGGCCGCCATCTTCTCGCGGCCATCCTGCGCGATCTTGGCCAACTTTGCCGCCCACTTGGCCGAGCCTTTGTCGCACTCCAGCTTGATCAGCGCTCGCCGAACGTCCTCAAGGTCACGCCGCGCCCCGTTCAGCGACCAGGCGAACGCCCATGGGTCGCCGTCAAACTCCCGCGTTACTGGCTCAACGCCGGCCTCCAGGCAGGCCCTGTAGCGGTTCCGGCCGTCAAGGATCATTCCGTCACACAGCGTGATCGGCTCGCGCTGGCCGTTCGCCGCGATGTCAGCCTTCAGTTCCTCTAGGCGAGCGGCGTCCATCATTGGGAACGCATCTGCGGCTGGGTGGTTCTTCCAAAGCAATTCACAAACAGTCATTGTTGTTTTCCTTTCGTGTCCATTCCCGCTCCGTCCCACCGTTCGCCCTCCGGCCTGTCGGCTCCGCCAGCCGGTGCCGCTTCAGATCCGACAGCCGCTTGTTGACCTCGTGCGGCAGAAGGCCGCACCGCCTGGCGATCTCCGTCTGGCCGGCTGGCCCGGCGGCCAGGGCATCGAGCACAAGGCGGCAGTGCCCAACAAGCGGAGCCCGCTTGGCCGCCTCGTGCGAAGTCGGCGGGTCGGACGCCCTGGCAGCCGCAAACAGCGGCAGCGCCTCTTCAATCGGCGGCGTGATGTAGTGCGGTCTGATCACTTGCCGAGCTCCTTTGCGATGGTGCAGATCACCGACCTGCTCACGCCAAGGCGGATGGCCACCTGCTTGTTGGTACAGCCCTGCTCCAGCAGCTGCCGCACCCGCTCGCGTGAGACTTTCTTTTCCATTGGCATGTCTGACCTCGTCGTGAATTGGCCCGGTTACGCCGGGCAGGCGGATCGGTCACCGGGGAAGGCTTCCCAGCCCGAACTGCGGTGGTCGGTTCGATACTCCCGCGGAACGACCCATGAGGCGGATGCAGACGCCGCTGCGGCCAGGGCGGGCCGGTCCGTCGTTCACTCGTACCGGATGACCGCGAACCACCCGCGAGGCCCGCGGGCCACGCCCTGTTCCACGATCCGGTAGCGGCCACGCTGGGCCTCGCGAAAGAAACAACACGACTCCAGCGCCTGCCGGGCCGAGCTCGAGGAGTAACCCACACCCTCACGCCGGCCGTTCAGCACGCGGCAGTGAGCGAGCCGCCCGGTACGGGCGTTCTCCTCGGCCTGCTGCTGCGCCGAAACGATCGTCGTTACCGTGATCACCTGCTCGGCCTTGGCCGTGGCAGCACAACACGACAGCACACAAACCATCAACATTGCGAATCTCATTTCGATCCCTCCTTGGAACCACCGAACCAGGGCAACGCGCCCACCTACCACTCGCCGCCGTAGCGGCTTCTCATCCGATCGCTGTACTCGTCGTCGCAGCCGGCCTTGAGCGCCGCCTGGGCGTGCTGGCTGCCGGGCTTGATCGGCACCGTGCAAGGCGTTGGCACGCGGCACGGCTCAACGATTGGCATCTCCTCGTCGTCGTAGTAGAGATGCACAAGGATGTCTGCCTCTCGCTCCAGCCGGTCGAAGTGCATGTCGTCCGTGTCTCGGCTCATAGCGTCACCTTCGCCTTCGAAAACGCCTCGACGCGCAGCCTGTCTGCCTGGGCGAGCAGACGGTGCCCGAGCACCTCGATCCGCTGCGCCGCCTCTAGGACGGCATCGCCGTATTCGGCGTGCCATCCAGCCGCTGGCACCAGCACGCCGTGAGCAAGCCGGACCATCGGTGTCGCGTCGATCGTGTGCGGCTCGCCCTGCTGGACGTAGTAGGGCAGTCCGTCTTTTCCCACCTGCACATCGCCGACCGTAGCTCGATAGAGTTGCGTCATGCGGCACCGCCGATCAGCGCCACCAGAAGCGGCACGAGCCACAGGAACGGGATGTCATCCGAGCCGATCGCCGGGGATGCCGCCTTGACCTTGGCCGCAGGCGTCCGTGCCGGCTTCGCAGCCGGAGCCGACGCAGGCCCAGGCAGGTACTTCTTGATCACGGCCGAGACCTTGCCGGCCTTCGACGTGTAGTGCTCGACCATGGCGATAACCGTCTGGCCGAGCACGGCCTCAGGCGACACCCGCAGCGTGTTGCCATCGGCTTGGAGCCCGATGGCCTTGGCCAACTCGGCACCCATGTACGGGCGGTGCTTGGGCAGGTCGTGGTAGATGTGCCTGTGGGTGGCGTCGAACTCCAGCCGCAGCTTCAAACAGATGCCGTCCGGGTTGGTCTCGTCCGTCTTCCACTGGTTCGGGCCGACCTCGGCCGACACGATCTTCAGCCGGTGCGTACCGACCGGCACGATGTCGTACTCCTCGGGCCGGGTGCCGTGCACGTCCGCCGCCTCGTCCATCGTCCATTCGATATCCATATCGTCGTTCCTCTCCTGTGGTGGTTTCTTCCGCTTCATCGATGCCCAAGAGTCATGCCACGCCATTCGCCACCTCCGGCTCGATCTGCTGGTGGCGTATGGTGATTTGCTTGTCGAGCCGCGCCCGCTGAGTGGGCGACAGCTCGCCGGTCGACACGGCCTCGTCCGCCTCATCGCCGATGGTGCCGAGCTCCTCGACGGTGGTGGCCGCGTTCACACGCTCCAGCCAGCCGCGTCGAGCGGGCTGCGGTGCAGCGGCCACAGGGGCCGCGAGCCCGTCCGACAGCCATGCCGCGAGGTCGCGGCCGAAGTCTTCGCCCGGCTTGTCGATCAGCTTGTCCTGGAACTTGCCGGTGCGGTCCTTGATCACGTTGGCGACGTGCTCGGTCGAGATCTCGACCAGCAGGTCGAACTCGTACTCAACGCCCTTGCCCTGCTCGGGGGCCAGGCCGACACGCTGGGGTGTCTTGCGGCCGTTGTTGTCCACGGTTGTCCACTCGGTCTTCGACCGCATCGTGGCGATGACGTGGCCGGGGTAGGTCAGGATCGCCTGCACGAGCCGACGCTGTAGCGGCGTGCCCTCCGACCAGGCCGACCACGTGTTGCCGCGGTACTTGGCTTTAGCGAGCTTCTCGACCTCCTCCAGCAGCGTCTGCCAGCCGTGCGACAGTGAGTCGATCACCAAGACCGGGTAGCCGGCCTTGGCCGCCTCTCCGATCGCAGCCACGTAGCCGTCGATGGTCTGGTCGGTGAGCTCGAGCACGTCGAACGAGAACCGGTCGGCGTACTTGCTGGCTGATCCACGCTCGGTGTCGATCACCGCCACCGTGCCGCCAGCAGCCAGGCCAGAGGCCACCCGCAGGCTCGTGAAAGTCTTGCCGGCCCCGCTGGGGCCAAAGATCGCAGCCCTGAGTTTTGCGGCTGCCTTGGTTGCCTTTGTGAATCCCATCTGTCGTGTCCTTTCGTGTTCTTCGTTCTGGAATGTGGAACCCGCTCCGCATCCTGCTCGGCGGGCAATGCTGTGCGTCCTTGCTCCGCGGCCTCCGGCCGCCTCCTTCCGACCAACGGTTCCACCGCTGGCCGGTCCTGTGCGGTCAGAAGGGCAACACGTTGCCCAGCGGCCACGGCCTCGGGTCGACCTCCACGATGTCGTCGACGGTCTCCAAGAGCACCTTGCCGTCGTGGTGGCCGATCACCTGGCCGTCGTCGTACGAGCTCTGCGGCCAGCCGTAGAGGCGATAGGTGACGCCGCTGCCGATCGGGAACCGGTCGGCGAGCGAGGGGCTGATGGTGTGTTCGGGCATTGCGGCGACGGCGGCCGCGTACTCGTTTTCGTGTGGGTCCATTGGGTGCCTTTCTCCTGTTTTTGGGGGAGTGTACATACGCTCAGTCTCTTGGCAAGCGTTCGGACGAGAATCGTGTGGGACTAAACTTTGCGTATACGCGACCAACCGTGCTGAGTGTTCCCAAATCGGAATCATTTGGGCAGCACTGTACCGCAATCGGAACCAGTGTCAACTGGCGATGCCTGCGGAAACAATCCGCAGAGCAAGGATCAAAATCTCGATCCAGAAATCAGCGTTCATGGCGTGGCCCTCCTTGGCGTTGCTTGAACTAGATGCGGAGCAGTTGCAGCACGACGAGCGCGGCAGCTTCGGCACCAACCCAATCCTGTGAGTCGTACTTGCGGCCGCGGGTAACCACGCGGTAACTCTTGATCTTGGCGTCGTACTTGCCGTCGACGCGGGTGCCGTGGCAATAAGCGTGAACATCTTCGCGGCCAACAAACCGGCACTCGCCAGGCTTCATCCCGGCCAGGCTTCGCAGCACGTCTTTCTTGCTGACAAGCATTTCCGTGGTCCTTGAGGACGCCGCGAGTCTCAATCGCTCGCACGGCCCAATGGTACCTAAATCGGAACCATTGGCAAGAGGGGATTAGAGAATTTTAGTTTTCGTGGTTTCTGCCGCGAAAATGCAGGGCAGGGGACTCAGCCAGGGCGGAACTTTTCGGCCTTGGGCTTGTGCCGGCCGGTCCCCTTTGCGGTCTTGGCCTTCAGTTTGGCCACCTCGTCGGCCGCAACCATGTAGGAGCCGCCGACCAACTCGAACGAAAGACGGCCGTCCTGGGCCAGTTTGCGGATGTACCGCATCGTGCAGCCGTATTGCTCGGCAGCATCGCGGCAAGACAGCAATTTGCGGCCTTTATCGTCTTTCATGAGAGCGATCATGCACCCAATGGTACCGATGCGGGAACCCAGGTCAAATACGCCACTTGCCAGGCCCGACCTCGAGCTCGTAAGGTTCAGTAGTGAACAAACCGTCCAGCGGAGGGCATGGGGATGCCTGTTCTGTACATTAGTATACTGGCGCTTGGCGGTGCGTGAGCATGGAGCCGGTGTCCTGCATGGGGCAGGGCGTCGGAAAACTGCATGGAGGCACCGCCGCGAAAGGTGCCGTATGACTCTGAAAGAATTGCTGAACGACAGGTATGCCCCGCTTCGCAACCTGTCCCATCGGTCCGTTGTCCTGTTCGAATCGACGATAGATCGCCTGCGTGACCATCTGGGGCGAGAGCCGGCCCTAGACGACCTGACAGACCTAGGCATGGCAAAGTTCCTCAGATGGCGTGCCACGACGCCACACAAGGGCAAGGTGCCGTCGCCGGCCAGCGTGGCGAAGGACAAGGCCCACCTAGCCTCTCTCGGAAATTACGCGTTCAAAAAAAAGCTGATCGAGCAGTGTGTAGAGTGGCCGCGGATTCGCGTGCCAATGAAACCACCTCGCGGCTACACGGTCGACGAACTGTCGGCGATCGTCAGGCAGGCCAGAGTGACCAGAGGCCATATCGGCCCAGTGCCTGCGCCGTGGTTCTGGCAGACACTTTTGGTCTGTGCCTGGGAGTCGGGCGAAAGGATCGGGTCTCTGCTGCGGCTGCGCTGGGAGGAGGTAGACCTCGAGCACCGGATGATCACGCTGCTGGGCCAGCACAGGAAGGACCACATCACGACCATCCACCGGCAAATCTCGCCGCAGTTGGTTGAGTGGCTGAAGATGCACCGCGGGCAGCCAGGGGACCATGTCTGGCCGTGGCTCGACAATCGGCACGAGAACTCCATCTTCCCCACTATACGGAGGATCTGCCGCCTGGCCGGCGTAAAGCCTCGCGGGTTCCATGCCATCCGCAAGGCCAGCGGCAGCTACGTCAGGGCAGGGGGCGGAGATGCCAGCGAGCACCTGGGCCACGCTAACCCGCGGACCACCAGAGACCACTATCTGGACCCGCGGATCGTGCGGCAGCAGTCTGCTCTGGATTTCCTGCCACCGCTCGACCTTGGGCCGCGGCAGCTGCCGCCAAAGGACGAGGGGCAGGAAGGCGACAAGCCAGCAGCCTGACCGGCAGACGGCGAGCGGCGCGGGGAAAGGATGTAACCCGCGCCGCTCAAGCCGCCGCCCGGATCAAGTGTCTCGCTCTTCGCGGTGCAGCAGCAGGGCCAACAGGCTGTACGAGGCCAGGTCGAACAGGTTGTCGTCGAGCGACTCGTTCTCTAGCCGGCCAGTGACGTTGTAGGTGGCCAGCCTGGTGACCTTGTCGCTCAGCCGCACCATGGCCGCCTTCCAGGCCGGGATCCCGACGAACTTGGCACCGTTGCGGATGTTCGCCAGCGGGTCTGTCCCGCTCGGGCACCCGTAGTCAGAGGATTTTCTCCGGTGCATCTCTTTCAGGGCGTCGCACAGGTCGAAGAACGCCTGGCTCGTCGGGTGCACGTCCGACTTCAGCAACGAACTGCCGAGGAACCGCTGGCCCTCACAGCACGACGAGGCCCGGCTCAGCAGATCCGCAGCACACTCTTGGGCGGGCTGGCACCCGGCCAGGGCGGGCGGCCTATAGCCCTGCAGCTTCGGATCGGTGGGGTCTGTGTTGCCAAGCCGCTCGCTCACGGCGGCCTTAATCGCGGCATTGGCCTCAAGAAACGCAGCAGTCATTTGGTGTCCTTTCGCAAATCACGGTCACAGAACAATGGATACGCCCGCGTCACCTCGTGCCGGCCATGGTCGATGATGGCCATGCCCTGGCACGGCCGCTCCGGCGAGGCGACACGTTCAGCGTATGGCGAGTGTCCAATCACGCTGCCGTTCGCCACGTACCGTGCGCCACGCAGCCAGCCCCATGAGTGATAGTGGCCAAAGATCGTCAGGTCGGCCTTGCGGCCAGCGTCCCACCGGGCGATCGCCTTGCTGGCCGGCAGTGCCAGACCGTAGACGCCACCGGCAAACCGGATGGAGTGGCCATGAGTCGTGCGGACCAGGAACCCGTCGAGGTCGACGTAGCCCAGGTGGCCCTCGGCGATCTGCCACTGCACGTTCTTGTTCTTCTCCTCGCGAGCCAGCGTGAAGTACATCAGCTGTTCCCACGAGTGTTCTAACTCCGTGGCGATGCGGTTCTTCTCGGTGCTGCGGCCGTGGTTGCCGGCGTTCGTGCAGACGATCACCTGCTCGGCGTGCTTGGCGACGTTGTCGATCAGCCCACGCAGCCGCTCGGCGATCCACCTGGTGGCGTTCATTGGCGATAACTGCGCCACCTCGACGCAGTCCGGGTGAATGTGACCGGTCAGAAAGTCCCCGCCCAGCCAGATGAGCACGCGGCGGATGTCTGCCTGGTTGCGTTCGTGGTGTAGGCACTCGATGAACCGCTCCTCGAGCTCGGCCAGCCGGGCCTGGCACACGTCGAGCGAGTAGTCGTTCTCGCCGTTGACGGTTTCAGGAAGTACGCGCTCTTCGCAGTGCACGTCCGACAGCATGAGGATGGCCGTAGCCAGGTGCTTGGCCCGCTTCTTTCCTTTGACAGCCTTGGTCAAGGCCACCGGCTGCACGCCCTTGAGCGACGAGATCGCGTCGGCCCGTTCCCGCTCCTTGTCGATCTGAGCCAGGGCGGCCTTGTACCGATTTCGGTACGAGGCAAGCTCTGACCGCAGCCGGGCGAGCTCGGCGTCGGCCTCCAGCTGGGCGGCATGGCTCACATGCTCGGCCACGTCGTCGATCAGCTTCGCTTGTTTAGCCACGCGATCACTCCCTGGACGCCAGCAGTCTCCCATCCACGCTTCCGGCAGGACTCGATGACGGCACGGGCATACGCCAGCTTCTGGTGGGCCGCAGGATCGAACGCGGCCCGGACGGCCTCGAGCTCGACCTGAGCGTCCGCCGGCAGCCTGTCGAACCAGGAGCAGAACCCTGGCATCGAGTTGGTGACCTTGGATAGCACCTCGTCCGCGAGCGATGTCTTCGCCATCAGTCCTCCATCCTTCGCCACCTGAGCGCCCACAGCACGCGGGCGATGTCGGCGGCCTGCTCGGTCACGGCTTCCTCAGAGAAGGAAGGGTTCAGGGCGTGCAGCAGCTCGTGGATCAGCAGCTCGAGGCCGCTGCGGCCTTTGGAATAGGCCCGCTCGTCAATGAGGATCTTCTCCTGCACCTCGGGATTCTTGGCATCGGCGAGGTACGTCCAGCCAACGGCACCGCCTCGCAGCCTGGTGAACTTCACCGGCCACACCCTGCCCGCCAGCTTGAAGTGGTGCGTCTCGCCCATGCCTGCATCGTGGCAGGGGCGTCAAGCGGTGGCACGGCCCCACTTCCCCGCTGGGCACTCTTGATCCGCCCAGCTGAGCTTCGACACGTAGCCCGCCGACCGTGCCACCGGGCATCCGCACAGCTGGCAGGCGTTGTCCTTGAGGTGCTCGCACGTCAGGCAGATGTCGTGCCTTCTGATGATCTCGGCGTCATCGCACATCGGCATCCCGGCGGCGACGTGCGAGACGGCGGCAGATGCGAAGTTGCGGATCTTTTCAAGGAAGCTGGGGGCGTCGGTGCGGGTGAGGTCAGGAGGCGGTGCTGGCGGCACCGCTCCGGGCTGGTCTGAACTCACTGAGTCAATGGGATCGCCAAAGCGTAAGCAATTACGACGCACCTTTTCCGAGCCCATCTCGTTGCCGCACGTTGCACATTTTCCGCTGTTGTAGATGCAATCCATTTACGGGCACGTCAGTGGTACAAGAGAACTTGGTAGCGTAGGGAAATGGTTGAAGTTGTTTCCCGCGCGTGCCGAACAGGCTTCCGTGCCATTCGCCGCAAACATCGCAACTCTAGCGGACCCGTATACAAGCGACACGGATTGAATAGTGGCAGTGGCTTTCCCGGACGCTGTAGGTTGGTATGTGGCTGACGGCGCATTACCTGAACGGTCGAAGATAAAAAGGTAATTCGGGAAAACCCTGTGATAGTTTAGGTCTGTTGTTGCCTGCATTAGGTTAGATGCCGTGCGTGGGATAATTATAGCGTGCTGGCCCGACTCTATCACGGCCGGAAAAATACAGCCAGAAGACAGGCACGCAAGATGCACCGAACTTGTATTGGTAAAATTAGCCGTCAGCTGCCGCGTCACAGTGCCTGCATTGCAAGAGTCACGCAAGCGAAATGGCGCTCTAAACCTGCTCTGAGAGCCACTGCCAAAAGTGCATTTGTATGGCTGATAAGTTATGCCGCCAGCAAAGAAGTCCGGGTGACGTGCTTCTAGGCAGCCATCGTCCAGCCACGAATCAGCAAGCATACTCTCAGTTGTTGGCGGCACAGAGGTATCGAGCAGTGTTTTGACGCGAAGCGGGCTAAATGTAAAACCTAGCTCAATACGTCTAGTTGTAGCCGAGTCCTTCACAATGAATGCTTCAAGAAACACACCGATCGAGCCATTGCTGTACCCATAGCTGCCAGCCGTTGAACCTGGCGTTAGGACAAATGTTCCACCGGGTATTGTCCACACAGCAGTAGCGGCATACTTGTAAACGACTGGTCCGCTGGCAGGATTTTGGCCCATCACCAATGAAGCGGTTTCAGATTGGCCAGAAGCAATTTCGACTTCAATGAAATCAGGGAGCGGCGGCAGTGGACACGGATCGCAGCACCCGCAGTTCTCTGCGATCTTGCCGCCTGTGACGATCAGCGATCCGTTTTTCGTGGCGAGTGTCATGTGATCACGAGCACGCAGTAGTGCCGACCCATCTAAGAGTTCCGTTCACGACAGAGAGAACCTGAGTGCCTGTCGACGAGTAGCCGGGTTGCTGGGTCAGGTTCGGCTGCACGAGATACCACGCCGTCCCGTCCTTGGCGATCGACACATCACACGACCCAGCCGGACTCAGGCCGCACACGAGGTTCATCACGCTGGCCGTATTCGGCGTGCTCGTCACGCCACGGAACGTGACAGTCTTGCTGGTGTCAATCGCCCACGCCCCGGTAAACGTGCAGACGCGGAACACCTTGCCGGACGCAGCACCACCTCGAGGCCCCCACTCCAGCGGCCCGAGATCCCGGTTCCCGGCCTCGACCTGGCGGACGACCTTGCCGATCCGCTCTGCGGCCGGCTTGGTGAACGTCACACGCTGCGTGCCAGCAGCTGCACCGTCAGGCTTCTTTGCCATGCGTCACCAATAGCTCAGGATCGCCCTGCCAATCGCCCACCGCATTGCCGCCGCTCCGGCGCGAGCCGATAGCACCAGCGCGGCGGCACCGGCTGTGGCGAGGGCGGCGAGGAAGAGGGGGAGGCGGATCATGCGTCAGGGAAAGCTGCCGTGGGTGGCGTGAAGTTGGCCGTGTAGCGGGCGACGCCCTTGGTGATCCTGAGTTCGTCTATGTAGCCATTGACCGAGTGATTTATGTCAGCAAAAGAGATGCCCACCGCCAACGTGCCGTCGCTAAAGTGTGTTGAGTTTGTCGTTGTCCCTACTGACTGCCCGCCTTGGTAAAGAGTGATAGTTGAGCCACTTCGCACCAACGCAAAATGTGTCCACTGCGATGCAGTAAACGCGGAAGAACCCGTAATCGCAAAACCATTGTTGGTAAACAATGTCATCTCACCTGAAGAGTTCGACGCAATCGCAAAACCTGCTGCAGATGGAACAGCCGAACGACAATCAAACCAAACATTGAAGCTCTTGTGAACAAGCACAAAAGCCCAGAACTCCACGGTAAAGTCTCCAGGAAAACGAGTAGCATCCGACGTTGCGCCAGACAGGTAGTCTCCGCTGCCGTCAAACAAAGCAGACACGCCGCCGAACTTGCTTTGAGCTGTTGACTGCGTTGCGTTGCCGTTTGCCGTGATCGTTTTTGGCGTGCCGCTGGAATCCGTGAATGTGCTGCCCGTGCCGTCCATGTGCATCAATAACGTCACGTTGCTGAAGTTGAGGTCGGCCGGCGTGGCAGTCGGCCATGTTCCTGCACGGCGCATCGCCTCAGCCTCACGCAATTTCCACATGCCGACGGCCGCAGAGTTGAACGCAGCAGCGTCGGGGACGCGATTAAATCCGATGTATCCGCCACGCTGCCTGCTCACGACAATTCCTTCCAATTGGCATCCACGACCAACCGATTCGCCGCGCTCGCCGTGACGTAGACCGACTCGGCCTCCGTGAGGTTGATTGGGTTATCCTTGCCGACGACGATCAGCGATGCCTTCGCGGGCACTGTGATCGTCGAGGCAATCGGGAACGCCGTGCCAGTGTTGGTCGCGGACGCAAACCGCGTAACCGTCACGTCGCAGGCGTTCGTGGCGTCGACGTTGGCGACAATGATCGAGTCGACCAGGAACACCTTGCCGCTCGATGCCGCGTTGGTGATCAGCTGCGCAGCCGTGGTGGCAGTCAGCGACAGTTGCGCATTGTTCGCGTAGACGTTCGTGGCGGAGCCGAGATTTGGATTTGCCATGTGTTCAACTCAGTGCGAGGACAAGACCTAGAGATACGCCGCCACTGCCGCCACCAGCCGCAATCGTGATCGAGCTGCTGGCCGTGCTGACCGTGACACCAGCACCGCCGGCAATTGTGACAGTGCCAGTCAAACCGTTCACGCTAGTGAGCGTGTAGCCAGTGATGTCTGTTGTCGAGTGCGTGTGAGAAACGGGGGCAAACGTGAGCGGCACCCCGCTAAGTGCTGTATAGCCAATCGTCGGAATCCGTGCGATGTCGAGCGTCCCGCTCGTCACGTCGCCAGCGGAGTGTGTATGAGCCGCCGCAGCTGCCCCAACGTCTGCTGCCGTTGGCATTGCGTGAACATGATCTATACGGGCAGCATCTCCTGAAGATCCAGCAGCTGCGACACCCAGAGGCTGCGGCGTGGCAGATCCGACAACGATCCCTGACGTGCCGCCAGCAAACGCGACAGTAATGGACCCGGCGGCCGTGTCACGCGTTAGGGTCATGCCAGCGCCCTGAACTAGCACCGGATCGACCACGCCGTACCGGGTCGACCAGGTCGCTGCCGTGCCATCCGTGACCAGCGGGCCGGCCTTGCCGCCCTGTGAAGGCAGTGCCAGATAGCCGGCAATGTCGGCGGTGGAGTGCGTGTGGATCGACGCCGCGTAGTCGTGCGTGTGCGTTGCCGGCACAAACGAAACCGGGATGTTCTGCAACGCCGTGTAAGAGATGGCCGGGATGCGAGAGACATCGAACGTGCCGCTGGTCACATCGCTGGCCGCGTGACCATGGCTGCTGGCCGCGTAGTCGTGCGTGTGGCCGACCTGCGAGAACGAGGCCGTGAGCCCAGCCACGTCGGCCGTGCTGTGCGTGTGGGCCTGCGGTGCGAACGTCGTCGGCACGCCTGACAGCGCCGTGTAGCCGATGGTCGGGATGCGGGCGAGCTCAAGCACGCCGCTGGCAATCGCCGAGGCTTCGTGGGTGTGGCTAGCTGCCGCAAACGAGCTCGAGATGCCGGTGATGTCGGCTGTGCCGTGCGTGTGAGCCACTGGAGCGAACGTGGCAGGCACGTTCTGCAGGCTCGTGTACGAGCCACTGGTCGCAACGGAAGCCAGCCCGCTCACGTCGGCGGCTGCCAGCGAGATAGCACCGGTGCGACCTGCCACGCTCTGCACCGGGGCGGCTGCCGCAGCGGCAGACGTAAACGACACAACGTCGCTGGTCGAGTGCGTGTGGGCTGACGGGCCAAAGCTCGTCGGTACATTGGCGAGGGCCGTGTACGAGATCGTCGGAATCCGTGCGATAGCGAACGTGCCAGCCGTCACGTCGGACGCCTGCAGCTGCACGGAGCCAACACGCCCGGCGACGCTTTGGACCGGGGCCAGGCCAGCGACCTGTGACGTGTTGTATGAAGCAACCTGGAACTGCCCGACGCTGGTCGAGATGGTAATACCATTGCCAGCAGTTAACTGGAACGTGCCGAAAGCGTTGGTCGACGTGCCAGGGGCGTTGATGAATCCGGCAGGGCCAATGCCACTACTGACCGAAACGCCAACGGCCGTTCCCGAGACTGTGACATTAATCATGGTGCGTACGCCGTAAAAGTTCCGCTAAGGTATGTGCGTGTGACGAGCGATGGGCTTACGCCTCTGAGGTACCAGCGGTATTTCTTTGTCGGATCAAGCAAGCTTGTCTGCGCCTCAGTCAACGACAGGTTGATTTGCCCATTCGCAGCGCTGACGCTAGTCACAGTGAACGTCGCAGCTGTCGCCCCCTGCGAAGACACGCCACTGGGGCTCGAAAAAGAAACGGTCGTGGTGACTTCGTAGACAATGCCGGTCCATGCGAAGTTCGTCGTGTCGATGTCAAGATCGACGAACATCCCGAACTCATCTCCAACAGTCATGGAGATGGCAAGCGGACCCGGCAGTGCAAGAAACTCACTCATAGAATCAACCTATCCTGCAGCCTCGCGGGCTTTTAGAACGGCGGCGTGCCAAACAGGGGAGCGAAGGCGACCTCGCGGTGGACGCGGCGGTAGAGGATGTCCGGGGCGGTGCCCGAGCTTTTAAGAGAGCCGTTTGAGTTCAGAGCCACAGGGTTCGACGACGCGACCTTGTCGCCGCTTTCCGGGTCGATCACGTACGCCCGCTTCTGCTGGCTTCCCTCGAGGTAGTTGTAGCCAACGTCAGGCAGCATCAGCCGCCAGCCGCTCTGCCTGAACGCGAGCTCTACGGAGACTGACCAATACTTCAACTCAAACCCGTTGACCACCTCGACCTGCTGCTGGCCGCTGATTCCCTGGCACTTCCATTGGTACGGCTGGGCTCCGAGGTAGGCGTCTGCGTTCACACAGTTGGTCACTTGGGCGGCCACGCCAACGGGAAACGACGCACGGTTGCCAGAGATCGTGCAACGCAGCTCGCTCTCCTCAGTCATCGCACCTTCGAAGAAGTCGTAGGCCGAGTTGACCAGGGCACGCAGGTCGCCGTTCCCGCTGCCATGGAAATACGCCAACGCAGGGACCGCTGACCCTCCCGTGGAGAAAGACCAGATATCAGCACGCGCCAGGGGGTTTGGGTCGCTGTCCTCAGTGCCAACGGCCGGCACGGAATACGAGTAGGTTATTTCGACGTGGAAGCGGTCGAGTTCGTTTACGGCACCTTCCGTGCACCATAAGTACGGGTACTCGGGATGAGGTGATCCGTGATAGATGCCGACGTAATCAAGTGCCTGCTGCACGCCAACAGGGCCGCTGGTGGTCAGGTGGTACTTGATCTCGGCCGTCGGCGACTCGCCGAACCGGTGCGTAAACGTGCGTGGGATGACTTCCCGACCGGCAATAATTGCCATTACGCTGCCCCCACAATGTCGACCACGCCGCCGAGCTTGCCGATCTCATTGGCAATCTTGCGAAGCTCTGACAGCTGCTTGCGGTATTCCGCGATCGCTGGATCCTCTCGGCCAGTAGCGAGCCGAATAAACTCGCTCGCCCCTTCGCTGGTCCGCACGTCAGTGGCCTGCAGCGGTGTCTGCGACACCTGCGAGAGTGCGTCGAGCCGGCTGGCTTCGATCTCGGCCGCACGCTGGGCGTACTGCTCGTTCAGGTCGCGGATCCTCTCGGCCGTCTTGAGGGCGTCCTCAAAGCCAGAGCGGATCGCGTCGGCAGCCTGTTCAAAGGTTTCGGGGTCGATGACCTTCGCCTCGAGGTCCGCCTCCAGCTGGGCCAACTGCTCCTGGGCTGCCGTGAACGCCTCCGGGGCAAGCTCAAAGTTCACGAACGAGAACGTCTCGTCGAGCGTGTCACGCACCGACGCAATCGCCCGCTCGGCGTCCTGGGTCGAGAACCCAAACTGGGCCGTTTCTTCCGCCGCGGCCTGGGCCTGGTCGAGAACCTGCAGCCGCCGGATGGCAGCATCCTCCGCAGCCTTGTCGCCGCTGGCACGGGCCTCGACGATGGCCGCCTCGGTCTCCTCGATCTGCCTGACGATCGCCAGGAGCGTGTCGGCTGGCGTCGCTCCGTCACCGCCGCCGAGACCTTGTGCGGAAATGAACGCGTCGGCCAGCTTGCGGTCGGCCTCGACGGCAGCAGCTGCAGCACGCTCAGCCGCTGCGATCTTCTCGTCGGCGGCCTTCTGGGCAGCTTCGGAAGCACGGGCCTGGGCCTGTGCCTCCTGGTCCAGCGTTTCGATCTTGGCTTCGAACGCAGCCTTCTCCTGCTCGGCCGCCTTCTTCGCCTCGTCGGCCGTCAACGTGTTGTCGGCCTGAAGCTGTGCGATCTGCTCTAGCGAGGTCTGATAGGCGACTGCAGCCTCAAAGCCAGCCTGGCCGAACTCCGCGGCCGCCGTGGCCGCCGTGCCGATCTCCTTGGCGAACTGCGAGGCGGCCAGCGTGGGCTGTGACAGGTCGAGTTCGGGAATCACCGGCTCTTCGACCTCGGCGGTGATGCCGAGGAAGTTCTCGGCAATGGTGAGCAGGCGTCCAACGGTCCCGCCGATGGCGTTGGCGATCGTTTCGAATGTGGACGACACGCCACCGAATACGGACGAGATCACGCCGCCGATCTGTTCAATGGCAGACTGCAGGCCGAAGAACTCAGCCCACGACGCCAGCGAGTCGCCGATGTAGCTGCCGACCTGTGAGAGCGCCGTGCCAATGATGTTGGCAACACGCGAGACGGTTTCGCCAAGACCGCCAAGGTTGTCAGCAACTGCACCGAGCGGCGAGAACGATACGGCGAAATCTGTAGCAGCTACCGCGCCGTCGACTAGATATCGCACAACGTCGATAAACGCGGTGCCGAACGATTCACCGACCGCGCCGAACGCTTGGGCCAGGTCTCCGATAGGCGAGATGATTTCCCCGATTACGCGGCCGATGCCGCCGATGACCACGCCGACAACCTCGAACGCTGTACCCAGACCAGAAAGCACCGGTTCCAGAACGTCGCCAATCGGCCCGACGATAGCGTTGATGCCGCCCAGGAACTCGGCAGAGCCTTGTGCGATGCCTTCACCGAGGCCCACAAACGGCAGCAGCAGCAGCTCGCCGAGCCGGGAACTGGCAACGCCCAGGGCGTCGATGCCTGCACCGAAGTCATCAATGCGGCCACGGTCGATGGCCGATAGTGATCCACCGAGCCGCTCGATGTCGTCGGCTGCCGGGCCGAGGTTGGCAAAGAACGGCAGCAGGTCGGCGCCGCTCTTGCCGAAGATCTGCATGGCAGCGGCCGTCCGCTTCGCGGGATCTTCGATGCCCTGCAGTTGTTCGCCGACCAGGCGGATCTGCTCTTCCGGGCTCAAGTTCTCCAAGTCCGTGAACGAAATGCCCAGCTTGGCCAGGGCCGCAGTCGCGGCCTTGCTCTCCTCGTCTGCACCGGCGAGCGTCTTCTGTAGCTTGCCGAAGGCGCTGCTGACTGATTCGATGGAAACGCCCGAGCGGTTGCCCGCTTCCTCGAGCGTCTGGATGAACTCAAACGACACGCCCAGCTTGTCGGCCGTGTTGCCGAGCGTCTCGACGCGGTCCTCGAGGTCGAGCAGCCCGCTGGCCACCGCGGTAGCACCCGCACCAAACGCAGCCACCGCAGCGAGGCCGACAGTGAACGGATTCACCATCCCAGCCACCGAGGCTCCGATGTTGGCAAGGCCGCCAGACAGGCCGGCACCGCCGCCGAAGACCTTGCCGAGACCCTCGCCAGCAGACGCCAGACCTGACAGACGGCCGGCCACATTGCCGATCGGGCCTGGCAAGGCCGACAGCACGCCGGACAACTCGTTGAACTTCATCGTGCCGCCGTCGCCACCAGCCGCGGCTGCGTCTTCAAATCCTGCAGCGGCCCTGCTGGCTTTGTCGAAGTCAGTCGTAGCCTTGGCGATTGCCGAGTTGTACGTCTCCTGCGAGATGCGGCCAGCGGCCAGGTGGTCGCTCAATTCCTGGACCGCCGCGTCGTACTTCTGCTGAGGGCTTAGGTTGGCCTGCGTGATCTGAGCCGCGCGTGCCAGGGCCTTTGCCCGGTCGGTCTCGGCCTTCGCCGCCTCTTCGTTGGCACCGCTGGCCTCTGCCGCCGCACGGCTGTACGTCTCCTCGCTGATCGCTCCGGCCGCGAGCAGCTGGCCCAGCCGCTCGAGCTCAGCCGTACGCCGCTCCTCGGCCGTGGCCACCTGGTCGGTGATCCGTGCACCTTCGGCAAACGCTGCCGCCGCCGTCTGGGCGCTGCCGACGATGGCCTGCAGTTCCGAGGCGTACTCCTGGGCAGAAATCTGCCCGGTCTTCAGGGCACTGCCGAGAAACGCGATATCCGTGGCCACTTGCTGCTGGGCCGCAGCTGCCGCACCGCTTGCCGCCGTGAACGAGTCGAAGAGCGACGACGCAGCCGCGGCCTGCTTGCCGAGGTTCTGCAGCTGACGGTCGACCTGTGACAGCCCCTTGGTCATGCCGTTGGCATTGGCCGAGAACTGCACGCCGAGTCCGATCACCGTCGCCATTAGTCACCCGCCAAGTCTTTCGCCAACTGTTCCAACGCTTCCTGTATCTGCAGTTCGTGCTGCGGTGCTTTCACAACCGGAACGAAGTCCTCAGCCTTCGGCGTCCTGCCCCGCGGGCAGTACGGCGCGAGCGTCGCACTGGCCACCAGGCCCGTCTGCCGCCATGTGTCAGGAAGCGGATGGAAGTGCCGGTGGTATGCAATCCACTCGGCAAACTCCCGGCTGTCCATTTCCTGGCACAACTGCTTGACCGTCATTCCGAGATGTGCCGCCAGACGAAACAGAAAAACACGCGTCGGGCGGACTGCTAGTTTTTTGCGAGTTCCTCCACGTCCTTGTCGGTGAGAGCGTTGTGCTCCATCGCCTTGGCCCACACGCGGCTCATCACCTTGGCCGACTTCTTTGCCAGCTGCTCGACCTCCGCGTCGGTGAACAGCCGCGCGCCCTTCTCGTCACACAGGCAGCGTGCCAGGAACTTCGTGCGGAAGTTCTCGACACCCTTACCCTTGTTCGCCACCCAATCGTTCTCGTAAGAGTCTCGCTCGCCGCAGGTCATCACGCGGATGAACACGCTGCCGCCCCACTCCTTGACCTTGACCTCGAGGAGGCCCAGGTCGTCCGCTGCAAGAATTTGTTCTTTCGTCAGTGCCACGGTTTCATCCAATGAGGTCGAACGTGAACGTGTAACGCGTCACATCGTTGGCAGCCGCGGTGGCTCCCTTGCCCGTACATACTGCGTTGTATGTCAAGCTGACGCCGCCACCGCTAATAACGAGCGACCCGTATTGGCCCCAATTGAAAGAGCCCGGAGCGAGTCCCTCGACGCTCACGCTGCCGCCGCTTGGTGCATAGGTGCCGCTGCGACCAATAGGCAGGCCGCCGCCAAGCTCCAACTGCACGCTTGTCAGCTCGGTCAGTGAAGAACCGGCAAACGACACCGTGCAGCCTTGCGAGTATGTCGCCACGGAAACCCCCGTAGCGGACTAGACCCGCGCGACTCGGAAGGTGGCCTGGCCCCGCGTGGCGTCGTTCGTCGCCAGCGTGACGCTGGAAGAACTGACCGTGGCAGCAGCACTGAGCGTCAGGCCGCCAGAGATCACCAGCGTGCCGGTCGACCCGTCGGTGATCGGCGCGGTGCCGAGGTACTCGATGCTGACCTCGCGACCCGTGTCCGTGGCCGAACCCTTGAGGGGGCGATCCATGGTGGCAACGCTGCTGCCTGCGGACAGGCTGAGGTGGGACACGTCGATGGTGTCGCCAGCCGACACGTCGGTCATCGAGTAGGTGATGTTCGTGACCGTGTAGCCCGTGCCGCCGAACGTGAGCGTCGTGCCCTGACCGTGAGTTGCCATGAGTTAATTCTCCACCCAAAAGAGGTCGTAAGTTTGCCGGACCAGATAGAGCGAGTTCTCCGCTCCGTCGATCTCCACGAGGTCGTCGGCCTCGTCCATCAGAAACGTCTGCCGAACTTCTGTATTGTCAAAACTGCCGGCGTACCCATCCAGAACGCGGCGGCACTTGTCAGCCAGATCCCGCGCCGCCTCGTAGGTCACGCCGTAGACGTAGAGTTCGACCGTGACTCGGGGCAGGCCGCTCGGCGTTCCGGCCATGGTCATTTCCCGCAGCACCCTGGCACGCCGCCAGATGATCAGCGGGAACTGGATCGGGGACGGCCCGACGTAACGCAGCGGGTAGATACGTCCGCTGATCAACGCCTGCACGTCAACGTCCGACACCAGGGCGTTTCGTAGAACAGCCTCGGGGGATTTCAGCGCCATCAGAACGGCCCCTGGAGTGACTTGATTTTGTCGGCGAGCTCGCGGGCGGCCTTGTCGAAAGCGTTGGTCATTTCCTCGACCATCAGCGATTCAACACGCTCGCGTGTCTGCTCCCATGCCGATCGGATTGGAGGCCGACCGTACGAGCCGCCGACCGGCATCTTCCCGGTCGACACCCTGCGGCCGTCCTGCGTGCGGCGGAAACGCTCTTTGGTG